TCGCCGTCGGTCTTCAGGTAAATATTATGATACGCGGTATCCATTACCGGAATAGCATCGGCTTCGCCGAGGGTAATTTCCTGATATGGATCGTTCTCAGAATATTTAGTGATAGTGGCAAGCGTGCGCTCTGCTATAATAGCCTGTTTTGCGTCTTTTCTTAACTTCGAGTATTGGGTTGAGCCTAATATCAAAGTAGGTGAAAATACGATGCGGTTGTCTGCAAAAGGGTTGATCACCGACTCATCATTGCCGATCTCGCGGGTGATCTCAGTGTCAACCACCACTATCTGCAATCCGTTAACATATGGCTGCTTTGCAAGCCATGCGTTGATTGCCGCGAGGTCTGGCACTTGCGAGATGTTGAGTGCATTGGCTGCAAACGATGCGGCGCCCATGATCACCTGATCCATGCTCTGTACTTTATAAAACTCAAAGAGATTCATAAAGGCATACTTTGGTGTGAATCCGCGAGCCTTACCTGCCTGCACGGCAGCGGCACATGCGCCTATGAAGTCGGCTGTAGCCTTTTCGGTAAACGGCACATCCACTGTCTGCTTTTGTTCATCGTCAACCTGATAATCGAGGTCAAATTCTGTCGCTATACCGTCGTTGTTTGCTCCGGTAAATCCGAGCTTACACGCGTTGCTCAAAATTGCCCATGCGAGGTATTCCATCTCGGCATGAATTCCGTTGAAGCAAAACTCGGCATCATCGGCCCAATAACGAATAAGCTCTTGCGCATCGGCGTTGCCTGCCAATGCAAGTGCGATCTGGTAGTTTTTGATGTCATCGCGCTCCATCTTTCTGGCGATCTTGATGTACGGCAGATCTCCTGTAGCGCTCTCGAAAAGTGGACGCCTTTTGTATCTGGCGGATGAGTTATCTGCTACGATGTCGGCGGCCACGTTCTTGCGGCGGCTTTGGCTTTTCAACGTCTCCCATTTAAACGTAATATTTGACGTCAAAGGGAAGTAGTTGGCGTATTTGAAAGTTGCCGGAAGGTTGTCAATGAATATCTGTAAGAGTTGAGGGTTATTCCTCAATCCCAATATAAGAGTGTCAGTCATTTATTTTCGTCTCCACTTACAAAAAAATTAAAACTTAAGTTTTTTAGCCCTCAGGATCGGGATCAGGATCGGGATCAGGATCGGGATCAGGATCGGGATCAGGATCGGGATCAGGATCGGGATCAGGATCGGGATCAGGATCGGGATCAGGATCGGGATCAGGATCGGGATCAGGCTCCGGCTCCACCTCCACCTCCGTATAGAAAGTGTCGATAACCACATCGGTGTTATTGCTTAACGCAAAAATGCCATTAAACAATGCCGGCCATAGCCGTGTGAAAGGTATCCACACCGGCGCGTTAGCCGTTGCTATAACCCACACGTCGGTTATAATGTTATCGCTCGCGCTCACTGCCTGCTCCGTGCCATTGATGTAAAGGCGGAGCCCCGGCTTCCATGTCCACTTGTTAGTGGTCTCGTCATAAGTGAACGGCGCATTTTCGTCCTCTTCAAAAAAGCTCGAGAGGTCGGCCAGATACACCTCGTCTTCTACCAGCGCCCTTGAGCTGCCTGCCGTGAGGGTAGCGTCGATGCTGCCGTCATCATTGATAGTCTGCTTGCTGACAGTTCCGAAAGGGAACACAGCGCCCTGGAACGAACAGCTGCCGTGTGCAAATTTCACCTTTGTGGCCGTCGCCTCAGCGTCCGCCGCTATCTTTACGCAGGGCAGTACACGGAAGATGTTACTTCCTTTTTGCCCTTGCGCCGTCTCGATGTCCGAAAGCTCGAACAATAATGCGCCCTCGGGCAGTATCCATCCTCCGGACGTTGCCCCTCGCGCTATCACCAGCGCGCCGTTGCGTACATCAGCTATACGATGCTCGATGCACTTGTAACTTTTAGCGTCGCGCCTCTTTTTTACGGTCATTGCCATAATCTTAAAATTTCCTAATAAAAAAACTCGTTAATAAGGTTTGCTATCTTTGCCTTTCTCCTTTGAAGCGTAGCCCTCGACGGCTTTCTTCAAAGTCTTCCAGTCAAACGTGATATTTGACGTCAAAGGGAAGTAGTTGGCGTATTTGAAAGTTGCCGGAAGGTTGTCAATGAATATCTGTAAGAGTTGAGGGTTATTCCTCAATCCCAATATAAGAGTGTCAGTCATTTATATTTCTACTCCATGCCTAAAAAATGATGGGTTAAATATTTATGATACCTTTTAGGTCATCATACAATTGTGGAGGCAGATTTGGAATTCGTGTAACCCCTTGCACCCACGCGTCTGTAATAACGTTGTCATCAGGCTTGACGGCTACGCCCGTACCAGTTAGCGCAAAGGCTTTATTTTTATCAAGATTCTGAGTGTCTACCACTGACCAATATTCGCCACCGTTCACTCCAATCTCTTGGTTAAGTATTAGGATGTTGCCGTCTTTTTCTGTGACTGCTGCCGCGCCTACACAATCAACTGTTTTAACGCCATTAATTACAGTCTCCGCATAAACGTTGATTATATCACCCACCTGAACGTTGTAGATATCGTCATAAATCCACACCTTATTTTCTTCATCGCCGCTATATCCTCCAACACGCCCATGTTTGATCACATAACAGATGCCATCGATAGGCCTCGTTATAGGTGTACCCTCTGGAAGGAAATCTACGCCTTCTAACCCCTGTGTGCTAATACACACGCCTCCGGGAATGTCGGCTATTTTTTTCAAAAAGACGGAAGGCCTTTTTGTGTCCTTGCGCCTTTTAACTGTCATTGCCATAATTTTTTAATATCCTTAAAATAAATTTTTAATAAGGTTTTTTGTCTTTCGCCTCATCGCCTGCCGCCCTTTCGGATACGGCCTTTTTGAGCGACTCCGGCACTTGGCCCGACCCGCCTCCGCCCCCTGCCGGTGGACTGAACAGCCCGCCCTGACCTTTGTTGCTTTTGATAAGCTCGTCAGCATCAGCCTTGATACCCACGAGCCAGCCGTCAAAGTCGGCATCGTCCTTGAATTGATAGCGTCCGAAGTCGTCCGTGATGCGTTTCGCGTATTTCTCCGGTGCGCCCTTAAGGGTGCTTTGCAACTTCATTGTGCGTTCATTGACTACGCGCCCCTGCTCTATATTATCGAGACGTTTGTTAATTGCCTCCAATGCTTTCAGTGTCGCGTTGTAATGCCCGTCTGTGTCTGCTGTATCGGGTTTATCTTGACCCCCCTTGTCAGGGTTGTCATCACCGGATGGATTAACCGCCTTGCCGTCTTTGAGATTATGCCTTTTCTCATAATTGGCTACAGCTGTTTGAGAAGCCTCGGTGACGCGGCTCTCGGTATATTGGTCGAGTACGTCTTGCATGGTGAGCGCCTCAACGGCAGCCTTGGCAGCGTCCTCTGTGGTTGCAGTCTTCGCGAGCTTTGCTGCTATCCTGCTTAAAATGTCGGCCCTCAACCCCTGAAACTTAGTTGTCAAAAGCTCTAAAATTGTTTTTTCCATGGTGTTCCTACAATATTTGCCCAAATATAATAAATAATTTTAATATGGCTTATCACATAAGCCTTTTTTTACAAATTTTTCAAAATATCGTGTTCCTACAATATTTGCCCAAATATAATAAATAATTTTAATATGGCTTATCACATAAGCCTTTTTTTACAAATTTTTCAAAATATCGTTTACGATCTTGCGGTTGTCACTCAAAAAGTAGGGTAACTTTTTGGCCGTCACGATACGCTGCTTGTTAGCCCTCACCCACTCGGTAAAAATTGGAGGCATCTCTTTGACCCGATTGCGGCTATAGCTCGATGCCCTTTTGCCTGCCATAATCAAAGCGTCATCTCTGTCCATCTCTGCCTCTGTCTTGAGAATTGCCGTCATCTGACAAAGGCAGTTAGGGTGCCAGCCGGTGAACTTGAAATTTTTAGGATAGTCGCCCTGTAGCTCATCGCAAATGTCGTATGCCGGATGCGCTCCGCTCAAGGAGATGCGCACCCCTACGACAAAGTCCATCTTATCCCACCTCAGCTGATCAGCCGTGTGATATGCGGCGTTGATCTCGGTGCGCGCCACCCTCATGGCGTTCTTGTAACTCGACCGATAAACTCCCGCCCCCGGGTGATACTCCTTTGCCGCTTTGGATAGTTGCAGCTTACCCTCGGCATCGCGTACACGGCGGTAAAGCCTGTTAGGCTCCCTCAAATATTTCCGGATATCTCGCGATAGCTCCGCTGCCGACTTCGCCTCTGACAGCCCCAGCCCTATGGCCCCCTCGATCTGCTTTAACACTTCGCCTTGACGCCACACCCCTGCCGACAATGCCTCGATCTTCAGCACGCGCGTCTTCTTAAACGCCTCGAGTGCTTTGTCGTTATTAGAGAGATAGGCGCGCTGCTTTGACTTCGGCAGCTTGCTGAGATTCTTACCAAATAACCGATTGACCATTTCATCATTTTGCCGGTTGGCCACGGCCCATGCCGCCTCCACTCCGTTAAGGACGATAAACCTTATTTGTGAGTCCACCTCGGCCATCAGCTGCTCCAGCCTCCTTTTTGCCGTTGGGAATTTGTTCAGACTGAACTCCGCGCCGTCCGGCACGTCAAGCCGGATGCCGATCTTTGCCGCCTCGGTAGCGGCGGTTTTATAAATCTCCTCGATCCGTCGTTGAACACGCGCCACCAGCACCCTGTTAGTCTGAACCTTTTTGGCCATTATTCGTAACCTCCGAAGACGTCATGCGCCTCATCCGCTCTGATCTCCTCGAGCGTTTGCGAAGGGTTTCGCGACAATCCCGATCTCTCGATCGCCTCTCGCTGGCTCATTATAGCCTTGCCTCCGGTGGCACTCGTATAGCGGTCGATACGGTCTTTTTCGTCGTCGATGGTGTAAGGATGGATGGTATTTTCAATAGTCAGCTCATTGAATGCCCGCTCCAGCTCCGGGAACATCAACGACGCAAACGCTTTTACCACATTAGCCTCTCTGTCGAGAAATTCCTGAAGCGCGCCGGCCTCCTGAAGCACGCGCAATTGCGCGTCGATAAATACACGCTTCATCGCCTCCCCGCTTATAGGCAGGCTTTTCATATTCTCGAAGCTGATATCCGGTATCTGAAGGGAAGTGTAGAACTCGCGCCTCAACCCCTCGAGCTGCATCTTGACCGCCTCC